CCGTTGGTTCACTGCGGTATGTCGCAATATTGTGTTGGAGACATATGAGCAATACAAAGCCATGGACCCGGAACGTGATCGCGTAGTTAAATCACGTAACATTGGTGACGGAAGGTCAGAAGTATCATGATCCTAGCTATTGGCGACAGTAATTTATATCCGGCCTGTACCGAGTCAGATCAACCAGTGGACCTTGATAATATGATTGTGGTGTTTAGTCGGCAGTTTGCTGAATCATTCAGTTGCTGGGCTAAGAATGGAGCTAGTAATTATTGGATAGAGAATCATATAGACTATTTCTTAGCCGACGAAAGATGGGAATCAGACACATTGTTGTTTATTGGTTGGACTAGTTTTGAACGAGAAGAATGGCCTTGGTTGTATAACAATATTAGCGTTTGTGGTGGCCCAGACTTTGGTATGCCAGAACCAATGAAGGCTCGATTTAACGAATGGAAAACAACATTAACCGGCGACTACTATCGTAAAATGACACAGTTGTGGCATGACAGAATTCATGCTATGCATTTAAAATTGCGTGAGCGTGGCGTACCACACCTGTTTTGGACTACCTATAACAATTTTAACACTATTGCTGATCAACAAGAATGGCATGGAAACTTTTACAAGCCCTACGATGCTGACGGGTGCATGGCTAAATGGTTCGAATCAAACAATATCTTGGCAAACGAAGGAGACCCATATCATTATGGTTCTGCTGCTCAAGCAGCTTGGGGTACTGAATTAAGTCTCCATGCTCGAAAATTCGTTCTATGATTTTGTATGTCAATGGTGACAGCCATACTGCTGGCGCCGAAGCGGTAAATGCTCATGCATTTGCTGAAGACGATCCTAAATTATATTACCTAGGGCGACTGCCACACCCAGAAAATCTTCAAGTCACTTGGGGTAAACTATTAAGTCTTGCTCTCAATGCTGGATTTCAATGTGAGGCCGAAAGTGCCAGTTCTAATGCTAGAATACTGAGAACTACCCGTGCTTGGTTAGCAGAACAAAAAAATAACCTACAAAATATTTTAGTTGTTATTCAATGGTCAACATGGGAACGTGAAGAATGGCTATACAACGGTGTTACATATCAGGTCAATGGCAGTGGTATTGATCAAGTTCCGCCCGAAGCTGCTGAACGATATCGCAACTATGTTGTCGGGCTTGATTGGCGACAAAAAACGCAAACAGCACACGATGAAATTTGGGCATTTCACCAAGAACTTTTGGCCCAAGGTATTTCTCATGTATTCTTTAATGGTAACAATGATTTTAGTTCCATCGTTGACCAAAAGGATTGGGGAGTTAATTATATTGATCCTTATAATCCAGCCAGCACTTATCATGCTCAATTACAGGTTGCAGGACTCGAAACGGTCATGCCCGATTCATATCATTATGGAAGAGATGGGCATGCTTGGTGGTTTAAATACTTACTTAAATACCTAATGTCCAACCGGTTTGTATGATATTTAGAACTCGAAATATTCCAAAACAACTTAGCACAGTTCATGATTTTGGTATTAAAAATTTAATAGTCAGTGGATGCAGTTTTACCTATAACAGCACTGATACCGCAGCAGTTACTTGGCCTTATTTCCTTAGAGATCTCGGAGGTTTTGATCAGGTGCTGGATACTAGTTTGCCCGGGGCAGGTAACAGCCACATATCAAATTCGTTGATTTGGGCGTTGGAAATGGATCAACCAAATCCAACTAATAGTTTGGTAATAGTGATGTGGTCTGGACATGATAGAGATGATTATATATTCCCCAAAGAGAATGTAAACAATCAGTCATCTCCGTTCTATTACGGCAAAAATGTAATGTCGTCAATTAGGAATGCAGGTGAGATTTTTCCAGAACCCAATAAAAATGGTATCGCGGATGAATTAAAAAAATTATCAACAGCAAAAAACAATGAATCAAGAGCTATAGAAAATTACCTTTATATTGCAAAAACTTATCAGTATTTAAAATCCCTAAACTATAAGTTTTTGTTTTTGAACTTTATAAATCTAAAAGAACCAGTGCGCGGAGAGGTGGGCGGAACCGATTCTTTTGATATAAAAAAACACCTACCAAATTCAGCAAAACAACGATTAAATTCAATGATAACCGAAATTGATGACCCGTACCATTTTTCTGTCAGATACAACTTATAGATACCGACGATTTTCATCCCAGCTATTACGGGCATTTAAGATGGACTAGAAAGGTATTGATACCACATTTACAAACCGTATTTGTTTGACAAGTTAGTCAATATCTGCTATACTAGCAGTATGAAATATGTTCTTATTGATACGGCTAATATGTTCTTTCGTGCCAGGCACGGTGCTTTTCGCGCCGCTGATACGTGGGAGAAAATTGGATTTGCTCTCCATGTAACCCTAATGAGTGCCAACAAAGTGGCTCGACGCTTCGAAGCGGATCATGTGGTGTTTGCACTGGAGGGGCGCAGTTGGCGCAAAGACTACTACAAACCCTACAAAAATAACCGTGCTGTGGCCCGGGCGGCGCTTACAGAAGCTCAAGCAGACGAAGATAAGATGTTCTGGGAAACTTATGATAATCTGACTAAATACTTGAGTGAAAGGACCAATTGCTCAGTTGTAAGATGTCCTACAGCAGAAGGCGACGATATCATTGCTCGCTGGATCGCACTACACCCTCAAGACGAACATATTGTTATCAGCAGTGATACCGACTTTGTTCAATTAATAGCACCCAATGTCACGCAATACAATGGTATCACAGACGAACTAATTACCATACAAGGAATTTTTGATGCTAAAGGTAAACTGGTTATTGATAAAAAAACCAAAGAAGCAAAAACAATACCCGATCCGGAGTGGTTACTTTTTGAAAAGTGTATGCGAGGCGACAGCTCAGACAATGTGTTTTCGGCCTATCCAGGTGTTCGAACTAAAGGAACAAAAAATAAAGTTGGTCTCCTGGAGGCGTTTGAAGATCGCAAGACTCGAGGATATAATTGGAACAACATGATGCTGCAACGCTGGTCTGATCCAGATGGTGTAGAGCACAGAGTATTAGATGATTACGAACGTAATCGAGAATTGATCGATCTAACAGCACAACCACAACCTATTAAAGATACAGTAGATGCTGCCATACGTGAGCAGATCAGTCACAAAGACATTGGACAAGTGGGCGTGAGATTCATGCAGTTCTGTGGCAAATATGAATTGAACAAGTGCAGTGAATCGGCAGATAGTTTCGGTCGTTGGATGAACGAAACATACAAAGGTGTATTGAATACTTAAAAAGGAGTCATTAATATGGCATTAATAGCAAAACCCGTGGTGGACAAACAATTTTGGATACTACAAGAAAACAATCAAAAGGTCGGCAACATTGAGGCATGTGCTGGAGGATATCAAGTAAAAATTAACAATCAGATCGCACAATACAAAACTATAAAATTGGCGGCTCGCAATGCTAATATTATATTTGAACCGGCAATAAAAATTACCAAACCTAGAGCACAGGTAGATCATGTTCATGGATATCCAGTGGCTGGTCGTGTATGTAATCCTATGTGGGACGTCTCTCAACACTTACCGGTATATACCAAAACAAATAAAAGTAAGAGTTGGTTCTCGGCTGGTTGGTATAACGTTCGTAAAGGTCGCCATTGGCGCACAGTGGTGGCACCCAAACTGATTGTGTTGCAACGCTATCCATATCAAGGTCCATACTACTCCGAATCCGAAGCTCATGACAATTCATCTCAGTAAGTTTATAGAGCGGGTTCAAGGTCAGCAAGCTCGCGGTGCTCGAGATTTTATTATGAGTTTAAAAGATGCACAAGACCTACACGCTGACATTACTAGGCTGTTGTTAGAACTTCAGGTGTTACGTGAACATACAGTTACAACCCTACAAAAAGACACAGAAGTGATCGCCGTAAAAATGGATGGTGGCACATTCTAATAATATATGTATATTTAGGCATAAATACATGTATGAAAAAGTTCAAACCAACCTGGTTGTATCTTAAACAACATAATATAACAGGATTAAAATATTTTGGTAAAACCGTTAATGACCCAGAAACCTACTCAGGGTCTGGTGTCTATTGGACTCAACATTTAAATGTTCACGGTGATAATGTTTCTACAGTTTGGAAAAAACTTTTTAACGATCAAACTGAATTAACTAAATTTGCACTTGACTACTCTGGTAAAAATAATATTGTAGAATCTAAAGAATATGCTAATCTCAAACCAGAAGATGGATTAATGGGCGGGGACACTGGTATTTCTGACCAAGGTCGAAAAATTATCAGTGAAAAATCTAAAAAACAAAGACACTCCGAAGCAACTAAACAAAAACTAAGAGAAGCAAGAACAAAGCAAGCAGATCCTAGATTAGGCAAAAAACATTCGCCAGAGACTATTGCAAAAATTAAAGCAGCCCGAGCTTTACAAACAAATGTAAGAGGTGTCATCCGTGTCTAGACCAAAACCTAATGTATTGATCGAGCACACTAACAAGCTCACTTACAAGAGTGAACAAGTTTTGGCTTCAGAAGGTGTGTGGGCAGTGTTCTACGACGCTAAACCTATCAATCTCAAAACATCAAATTTACTAGTCCAGTATCCAGGGCCCAAATACAAAAAAGTTTCATTTAGTAATCCAGGCCATGCCAAGAACTTGGCAAAAAAATTAAACACACAATTTAAAACCGAAAAGTTCACAGTGGTGTTGTTGACCGCAGGCAATCAAATTTATCCTTGATGTGCGCGACAAACGTAAACTCACAGAAGAACTAATTGCA